GGAGGGCTTCCCCGATGACGGTCTCGCCACCGCCGCTATCTGCGACCGCGCGACCCGAGGAATCGATGGACGTCAGGTCGCCGTCCGACAGGGAGGCGTCGTCGACCTGCATTCGGGCCTCGCCGCTTCGAACCACGCCGATGCGCTGGCCTTGCTTGCCTCCGTTGATGGTGACTCCGAAGACGGAGTCGGTGTTGGCGGCTACGGGCACGAGCTCGCCGTTGCCGTCGAGCTTCCCGGCGATGCCCTGCTCCATGTCCGCGCCGAGGACGATGCTGGAAGTGATGCTGTTGCTCATCTGACTGCTCCTCTTGTCTGAGGGGTGCGAATGGGCGACCAGTGGGGTCTACCCGATGGACTACTCTCTACTGGTTGGCTTTCTTGGCGGCTTCGGTGGGGCTGTAGCCCTGTCGGCGAAGCTCCTGATACCGCGAGTCTCGGTCCGCGGCGGGAACCTCCGGCGAGCCCTGATGACCCTGCTCGGAGAGGTTGAGGTTCGACTTGCCGAACTTCTCGTTGAAGAAGGACTTGAGCTGACTCATCGTGACCGGCTGGTCGTCACCCTCGGTGGACGCGTCGTCGACCTCCGGGGTCTTCGGGACGTCCGGCTCCGTGGTGTCGTCGTCTTCGGACGCGTCGACCTCGGTGGTGTCGTCGGCCTCCGTCGAATCGTCGCCTTCCGGGGTCGTGTCGTCCTCGGGTTCCGTCCGGTCGTCGGTGGGCTCCGAGTCGTCGTCCTTCATGCGGTCTTTGAGCGCGCGAATCGCTTCGCCCTGCTCATCGATCTTCTGGGTGAGTTTCTCGATGGCTTCGAGCAGCTTATCCATGTCTTCCTCTTTGAGGTTCTCGAGTTCGGTGAGTGCGTCTTGGCTCAACTGGACGCCGAGCGTGTCCTGAATCGCTCCGATGGACTTCAGGAAGGGGTCGCCCGTCAGTGAGACTTCGCGGATGACCGGCCCGAAGGTCTCTCCAGACTCGACCTGGTACTCCGGGACGATGCCCGCGGAGACGAACTTGATTTTCCCGGCCTTGATGGCCTCTTCGGTCTCGTCAGTGCGCGCGAGCTTGACCCAAACCCCGTTGAAGTCCTGCTTGTCCGCCAGCTTGACGTCGAGGACGTCGCCATCCCGTTCGGTACGAGGGGTGTGTTCCCGCCACACCGGCTGTCGGTACGCGGTCCCGCTTGCCTTCTCGTCGAAGTAGGCGTTGAGTCGGCGGGTCTCCGCCAGAAGCGTGCGCAGGTAGTCCTGAGACAGCTCGATGGTTCGACCGTGGTACTCGATGGTCTCGCCCATCGGCAGCAGCTTGACCCATGACTCGTTGGCCTTGCCGCTGTTCGGGTCTTCGGCGAATCGAAGCGTGTACTTGAGTAGGTCCATCGGTGTCCTATGCCGCCATGGCCGCGAGGGTGTCCGCCACGCGGATGATGTCGGCGTCCGAGTCGTGTGTGAGGTTGGCCGCGCTCTGGTCGCGAAGGTCTGCCAGAATCTCGCCGTAGCCCCTCTCCGAAGGCATGATGTAGAACCACAGGCAACGGCAGGCGTCTCCGCCCTCGCAGAGGTTCGGCGGGCTCATCGTCTGGTGGCGATTCGAGCCGACGAACACGCGGGTGCCATCGGCGTTCCGGCAGGCATCGCAGGTCGTGTCCTTCTCCAGAATGCTGGAGTACTCCGCGACGATGCGCGTTTCTTCGAAACCCCGTCGCTCCGCCTCTTGCTTCACGGCGTCGATGATGGCTTCGCGTCCGCCCTGGAAGCTCCTCGAGGTGTACTGGTTGGCGTAACTCGCGAACCGTTCCGCATCCGGAATCGGTGGCTTGGATAACTCCGGGGCTCCGGGGGCGAGTTCTGAGACTGCGTTCCCCTCGAGGTAGCTCTCCGTGATGTTGAACGCGTGCTTCGCCACCCTCTTCGCCGTCAGTTCCGCCCACCTGTCGAAGTGGGGAGCGAAGGACTTGAGGTTGTACTTGCGGATCGCCTCCGTCGCGTCCTTTGGCACCTGCGGGAGCGGGAGGGTCTGCTGTTCCGGTGCCAGTGCTCCGAGTTCTCTCAAGGTCGCCGCACTGCCCTTGACTGCGACCCTGTAGACCTCACCTCTTGCGGCGTCTGCGAACTGCTTGACGTACTTGCGTCGCAGCCCCTCGGAAATCTGCTCGATGCGGTCGGGGTCACTCAGTCCTGCGGTCAGCCGGACGTATTCGTCGCGATACTCGCGGGCCGCATCATGAAGTGCGCGACCGATATTGTTGTTGGACTCGTCGAGCCATTCGTTCATCCGCTCCGGGTCGAAGCGTTGCCCCAGATAGATGCCGTCCCTCGACAGTGCCAGCGCCTCCGTGTCCGAATGCAATCGATTGCAGTCAGCGGAGTGCAGACGTGTGCACTTCTGGGAGAAATCGGCCTCTCCGCCCTGCTGCGGGCCGTTCTGCTCGCCAGTCGGCTCACTCTCACCAGATTCGAGTTCAGCCCGCTTCCGCTCGATGAAGTCCCGAATCGCGGCCTCGTCATCGGATGGAGCTCCGAGCCTGTCCAGCGTGTAGCGGACCAGTTCGTCGGTGAGCGGGATGAGCCCGTTCTTGAGGGCGTTGGAAATCTTGTAGACGAGCTGGTCGTCGGTGAGTTCGTCCTCGTCGCCGCTCTCTTCGGGAAGCAGGTCGAGGTCCATCTCCGCGCGAATCTTGTTCTCGTCCTTCCGACGCCACGTCAGGACACCCCGCTCGACAAAGGTGCCGATGCGGTCGTATCGCTCCGGGTCCTTCGCCTCGGATGCGAGGGTGAAGCCGAGCTGGGGATAGAGTCCGGGACGCACCGGTCCACCGAAGGCGTTCTCGACAACCCTCGGGACGATGTACTCGTTGATGAGGTCGCAGACCGACTGGCCGTAGAACCGAATCCGCCGGATGTTCTCCTGCTCGTCCTTCGTCTCCGCGAGGTTGTAGGTGCCGGTGTCGCCGAGCCCGACCAGCGAACCGGTGGACTGGAGCGCAAGGCTGATCTGCTCGTCGCAGAACCTCTTCATCGTGTCGAAGTCCGGCAGCTTGCCCTGTGGGCTTAGCCACGCGACCTCGTAGCCGTCCGGGACCACGATGACGGGAATGTCCGTCGCGGTGGCGGAGGCGAAGATGTCTTTGAGTTCCTTCTGCTCGTCCTCATCGAGGACCGAGCTCACCGAGACGTAGCCGGTGCCGTGGGCTTCCGCCGCGGCTACCTCAATCTGGGCGACGAGTTGCTTGATCTCGACCCAGCGGACACACCTGCGGACCGGCGGGAGTCCTTCGGGGTCGGTGTCCCCCGTGCCCGTGGAGTACAGCAGGAGGTTCTCCGCCGAGATATCGACCTTGGTGTCATCCCGGTACTTGAACCGGGTGGCGAGCCACTCGCGCATCGGCTCGTCGAAAACCCACTTGTTGACCGTGCTGGGGTCTCTCCAGGCGAGCTTCTTGATACCGCCGTCCTCGCGGTCGACGATGTTCCAGAGCCCGAAGCCGTAGAGCCTGTCGGCCAAGCACCAGTTTTTGAGGAACTGCTTCCACGAGGACGGCTTGGAGAGAAGGTTCTTCTGGAGGAACACGGCCTGTTCGGCGAGCCGTTGCTCCGCGGTGTCCGGCGTGTCCTTCGGGAGCCCGAAGTTCCACTGTCCACTGACCAGCCCCTCGTGTGCGGAGTCCACCGAGGAGCCAACCAGACCGTCTTGCTCGTAGACATCCCAGTAGACGCCCGGTCGTCCCTTCACGCCCCGTGCCCGGTAGCCGAAGTCCGCCGACTTGGACTTGTCCGGCAGGCCATCGACGTAGTGGACGTGGGTCTTGCCCTTCTCCTCGAGGTTCTGTGCGAGCTCGACGGAGAGATTCTTCGCGAGTTCGATGCGCTCGTAGTCCGGCATCTCGCCGTCGAGTAGCTTGGAGCGTTGCTTGACCCCGTATTTGTTCCAGAGAGATGTCACCAGCCTTTGGATGTCCTCCGTGATGGCATGGACCCGACCTTGCGGATCGGCCCGTTGGGTGTGCCCTTCTTCGTCTGCTCCGCGGCGTAATAGGCCAGCAGGCTCGCGAAGAACTCGTCGGCGTG